AACTGGGAGAAGCTGATGGGGGCCCGCGACAACCCGGAAGACCATACGGATTACCTTGTCCCTGAGGTTCTGGCCCCCGTGGATGGCAACGGATATCAGCGTCACTCGCTTTCGGATTACCTCGGCGTGAGGACCGAAACTGACGGACTGGATACGGCCGCGTTCTACCATCGCGCCTATTACCGGATCTGGGACGATTTCTATCGGGACGAAAATCTCCAGGACAAGTTGGATCCGCCTACCGACGACGGGCCCGACGCGTCGGAGGATTACGTGTTGCAGCGTCGCGGGAAACGCCGCGATTACATTACGGGCGCGTTGCCGTGGGTCCAGAAAGGCGACCCCGTTCGGATCCCCATCGGTAGTACGGCGCCGTTGCAGGGATTCGCGGACACCGCGAATATTGCGTCAACGGTGAACTGGTCCATGGGCGGCCAGAGCGGGACCCTCCAGTATTACGGGAGCCTCGGCTCAGATCCTGGAGAGGTGCATTTGGGTACCCCGCTCCCATCCACGTATACCGGTGACTTGACGATCACGGACATGCCTGGGCAATACGTTGACCTGAGCACGCCGGCGTTCCCCGGGACGGGGTCCGATCCGTCGGTGGATTTGACGCAAGCCATCGGAATCACCGTCAACGAGTTTCGAGACCTGATCGCTACTCAGCACCTCCTGGAGCGGGACGCCCGCGGCGGTACTCGCTATATCGAGCTGCTCGCGGCGCACTGGGGCGTAGCCCCGGAGGACCAGAGGCTTCAAAGGCCCGAGTTCCTTTGGTCGACGTCCACCAAGGTGCCGATGCACGTCGTCGCGGATACCGCTGGTTCCGGTGGTGCGTCGGAAATTGGCCGCCTCGGCGGCTATATGCAAGGCGTGCACGCTGCTCGTGGTTTCACGAAGTCGTTCACGGAGCATGGCGCTTTGATGGCGCTTGTCTCGGTGCGAGCTCCGCTACGCTATCAGCAAAACGTTCCGCGCTTCATGAAGCGTTCGAATAGGTTCGATTTTTATTGGCCGGACTACTCTCTTCTCGGAGAACAGCCGGTGTACAACTATGAAGTGTATGCCCAAGGGACCTCTGCGGATGACGAGGTGTTCGGTTACCAGCCCCGATACGAGGAATATCGGCGGCGGGAGTCGATGATCACCGGCGCTCTGCGCTCGGATGACCCCACCACCCTGGATGTCTTCCATCTCGCGCAAGACTTCGGTTCGTTGCCGACACTCTCGACGGATTTCATCGAGGAAGATCCGCCGGTTGAACGGGTCATCATCAACCAGGACGAGCCGCAATTCATGTTCGATTGTAACTGGATGGTGAGACACGCGCGGCTGATGCCCGCGTTCGCCGATCCCGGCTTGGAGCGTCTGTAATGGCCGCCCCGGCCGCTGCGGGTGCTGCCGCCGGCGGAGGTGGAACCGGGATCGGTTCCGCGGCAGCGGGTGCCGGCATGGCCGCGGGGCTCGGCGCGAGCTCCCGTTGGGAGTCGTTCGGTTACGGCCAGATGGCCGCGTCTCGCGCTTGGGATAAGTGGAAGGACTCGCTCACTCGAGGTCCCGAATATCGGATGATCGGGCTCCGAAGCGCGGGTCTGAATCCCATTCTCGCAGCCGGCAACCCTTCGGCGCCGTTGGCGTTCAACGCGATGGGAGCCACGGGCGGCAGTCAGCCGCCGCCAATGGACTTGGCGAGGCAGGCGAAGGGACCAAACGAACGCCGCTTGTTGACGGAACAGGCGAAAACGCAAGAGCAATTGCAAAGTACTGGGCGAGAGATAGAAGCTCGCGAGGTCGCGCAGCGTGGATTGATTGAGTCGCAGACCGCCGCGAATGCGGGCAACGTGGCCAAAGCGAAGGCCGATGCGGAATACTTCGGCTCTCAGTACATACGGGATCTGTACAATACGCAGAGAGCGGCGGAGACCGCGGGATCCATCGGTTTCCGTATGCTTTCCCCAACCCACTGGATGGGCGCTGCGGCGGCAGCTGTTCCGGGCGGTCTTCGGTTCCTCGATGGTAAAGTTCGAGAGGGTCTGGAAGAAGCGCAGAAGCAGCACGACAAGCGGAAGAAGAAGACCCGGAAACGACGCAATACGCATTCCAAAGGCAAACAAGCAATGTTCGAGAGGCGGTGAAAATGAGCAATCGAGTCCAGAAGTTTTTCTACAGTCCGTCGAAGACGGTGCAAACCGACGAGCGCGGCACTTCGGTGCAGCGGATCATCGCGGAATACCGAGCCAACGGGACCGTTCCGACGTTGAACAGCTCGGCTCCGCTTTATGGCGATTTCACGTCCTCGAGGGACCTCCAGACCAAAATGGAGGACTATCTCGCCGCGAAAGAGGCGTTCGATCTGTTGCCGGGCGCTGTCCGGCGCGCGGCTGATAACAACATGATTCGGCTTTGCGAGATGGTCGAGGCCGATGACGACGCCGGTCGCATCGCTCTTCATGAAGCGGGCTTGACCTTTGACGGCTGGGAGCCTCCGGGCGGTGCCCCCCCCGGTGGGGGGGAAATTCCTCCCCCTCCCCAGCCTCCTGTTTCCGGCCCGCAGCCGCCGGCGGCGGTGGCCTCGGGGCCCGACGAGACTTCGTAGGGCTTTTGGGGTGTTTTTCTACTTGTCTATTAACACCCCACTGATTCAACGGGAGTTGAATCAATAAGCCGAGGGAAACCGAGGCTTTAACGAGACGAGAAACGGCGGCTACGCCTAACAAATAACTGAGGTGAACATGCGACGACGGAACCTGAGTGGGAAACGCAACAAGAAGCTCTGGAACAAAGGCAAACGCGTCAAGTCTCAAAACTGGCGACGTGGCCGCGGTGGCTATCGACTGTAGTGCCGTGCATGAACCCTCGGGTGTCGTCTCGTTCGGACGGGACGTTCTATTTCGCCGACCTGGAGACCACGGCCGAGGATCCGTATCGCGATCTGGTGGAAGTGGCGTGTAACCGGTGCCACGGCTGCATGGCCCGCAGGCGGCGTGAATGGGCCATCCGCTGTGTGTGTGAACTTGAGGACCATAATCGGCGCGACGAGGACGGAGTCGAGGTCACGAATGCGTCCTTTGTCACTCTCACCTACGATGAGGAGCACTTGCCGGCGGATGGATCTGTTAGACCCGCCCGATTTTCGCGTTTCATGCAGAACCTGCGGAACTCACGCAGGGGTGAGAGAATTCGGTATCTCGCTGCCGGAGAGTACGGCGCGAGGGGGAGACCCCATTATCACGGGATTCTGTTCGGCGTGTCATTCCACTCAGACCGTGTCGCAACACGAAATGGTCCGGATGCTGCTTTCCACTCTGAGGAACTCGAAGCGTTGTGGGGACAGGGCCGGACCGAACTAGGGCCGGTAAATTTCGCCACGGCCTCGTACGTTGCTGGTTACGTGGCAAAAAAGGCCTATGATGAGGCGTTAGTTTCTCGACCCCATGACAGGGAGGCTTTTCAGTATGTTTTCGATCAAACCCACTCTCTGGTCCGCGAGGTTTCGCCGGAGTTCAATACGATGTCTCGGCGTCCTGGTATCGGTCACGATTGGATTGTGCGCAATCTTGACCGGGTGTACGCATTCGATGAAGTGCGGATTGCAGGGAACAGTTTCCGACCTCCCGAATTTTTCGATCGGATGCTCAACCGTTACCGACCAGACGTCTTCGGAGAAGTCCAAGCAAGACGTAGAGGTTTTGCGGAGCGAAAAGGGCTGACAAGTCGCGCTCAAAAGGCTGCGCGCAAAGAGCTTTTCGAGACCTCGCTTACACAGCGTAAGCAGGTCGTGGACTAACACAAAAAGGGGCACCAATGAACGAAGGATACCTACCGTTATTTTCGATTCGCGATAGCAAGGCTCTGACCTTTGCCGCGCCTTTCTCCTCGGCGAATGCTGACACGGCTGTGAGGTCGGTCCGGCAGGCGCTAAAGGACCCGAATCACCCGCTTGCGATGAGCGCTGAGGACTACGCTCTGTATGCGCTTGGCGAGTGGGACGACACGAGTGGAGACTTGGTCCCTCATCCGCCCACAATGCTGGTCGGCCTTGCCGATCTTCTAGAGAAGGAATAACAAATGCGAAGTCCCGCCTCTCAAGTCCCGGATCTGCGTTCACGTGGAGCAATGGAACGACAAGGCAGAAGCGTCGGAAGGACCCTCTTCGATCGGTCCATGCGGCATTCGACGACTGGAGAGGCGGGGCTCTTGCTTCCGCTCTTCGCTGACGAGATCCTCCCAGGCGACACGGTCCGCATGGATGCGTCGTTTTTCGTGCGGCTTCTTTCTCCGCTCAATCGGCCTGTGATGGACGAGCTTGAATTGAGTTGCCAAGTGTTCTTCGTCCCCTTTCGGATTCTCCATGACAACTGGGAGAAGCTGATGGGGGCCCGCGACAACCCGGAAGACCATACGGATTACCTTGTCCCTGAGGTTCTGGCCCCCGTGGATGGCAACG